TCGTCGTCGATGCACCACTTCAGATCTCGCAACCTGTCCACGATTTGATCAATGCTCACTCGCTCCTCCTTTTTCCCGTCGTTGACTTCCCAATCTTTGCCGGCCGTCGCTCCAGCGACCCCTCCCAGCCTTCGCGTCTGACTGGCTCATGGTCTTGGTACCTTCCGCCAAACAAACTCAGGCACCATTGGCTGTGTTGCAATATCGGCTCCCACTCAAACCATCGAAGGACTCCGGTGGGCTGATACGCGGCATAGTTGGCCCACGGCGGGGCCTTGTCCCATGGGATCTTGGGTAGAGGTTTCATTCGCTCCTCCTCGCAGCCTTCCAAGCCTCATATTGCATTTCCCTCACCCATGCGGTGTCTACGTTTCGCGGAGTGGCCCACTCACGCCACCATTGCAAAAACTCCTGACGCTCTCTCACGGCCTTTTGAACGGCTTCGTTGGCCTTGGCCTCATCGCTCCAGATTGCTGCTTGGTTCATTCGGGTTTCTCTTTCTCAATCGGTGTAAACTCCGTCAGTGATTTGTGAAACATGAAAGGCACGTCGATTTGGGACGTTCCGCGCCTGAACTTGGCGACGTGCAAGTTGACCTCAACCATGTCTGGATCGTCCTCAAACTCAGTCGCCTTGCCCGCCCGGTAAAGCATGCCAACGAAGTCGGCGTCCTGCTCAATCGCGCCTGACTCTCGCAGGTCTGACATGCGTGGCTTGCGGTCCTTGTCCTTCTCGATGTCCCGGCTCAACTGCGCGAGTGCAATGACAGGCAACGCGAGTTCCTTGGCCAGCCTCTTGATTCCTCCACTGATCTCGTCGACCTGCTCCCTGCGTTGAATCTTCGGGTTGCCGCTGACCAGTTGCAGGTAGTCAATCACAAGCAACTTGATTCCGTGCGACCTGACCCACCTCCTGGCTTTGGCTGCAATCCCCCCGACGCTGATGCTTGACCCTTCAAAGATCACAATCGGCATCTGCCCGAAAGACGCCGCCGCGGTTGTCATGCGCTGAAACTCTTGAGCGGACGGCTTCCGATGTAGATCGAACTGGTCCCATGAGAACCGTGACTCCTGCGCCAGAAACCGGGCACCAAGCTCTCGACCGCTCATTTCGAGGCTGATGACCCCAACGGGCACTCCTCGGCCTGCAATGAGGCGCGTCATTGTCATGGCCAGTGACGTTTTGCCGGTAGCGGGTCGGCCGGCTATCACGATCATCTCCCCAGCTCGGAATCCGCCTCTTGTCACCCAATCCAGCATGCGCCATCCAACCGGCAATCCTTGTTCGCTTCCCGAAATGCGCTCTTGAACGTCGTCAACGGCTTGCCTGGCCACTTTTCGGGCCGTGGTGTCACTTCGGTCCCCGAACTCGCCTCTAACGCCTAGGATGGCCGTTTCCGCTTCGGAAATGGCCGTTTCCGTGTCTTCTGGCTTCTCGCGGACGGCTTGAATGATCTCCGTTGCGGCTGTCAGCAGCTTCCGAAGCCTGAACTTGTCGCGCACCATCGGCAGGTAGTACGCCAAGTTCTCCGCGCTGGGGACGGCGCCCATGATGTCGCTGATGTAGGCGAGTCCTCCAACGCCTTCCAAGCATCCGTCTCGCTTCAAGGCTCCACCAAAGGCAATCAGGTCCATCCCTGTGCCGTTGTCCGCGCATCGGCAAAGCGTTGTCCAGAGCGTTTGATGGCGAAGGTCGTAGAACCAAGCCTCTTCAACCCCAAACTCGCGGGCGTGGTCGAGCTTCGAAGGGTCCAGCAACGAGCAACCGAGGACGCCCTGCTCGCCTTCAAGGTCGTGGGGTGGCAATCCGTCAATCATGGCATGGCCTTGTATCGTTCCAGCATCGCCTTGAAATCGGTCTTCTCCTCTTCGGTGGCGTGGGTGCATTGGGTTCCTTTGGGGTTTGCGGGGTGCGCTGTCAGTTTGGCGTGCAACGTCTCTTTGGTCTCGGGGATCTCGAAAAGGTCGGTCCACCGTTGGTTGTTGAGGTAGGTGCTTGGGTTCGGGATGTACTTCCCTTGGTCCTTCGTCCAGTCCTCTGAGACTTTGCGCTTGGTTACGTCCTGGATGATTTGAGCAACGGTTTCTTCGTTGGGTGAAATACGAAGCCACGATTTCAACGCCTGCGGCTTGGAGACTTTCTTTGGGTAGGCGTTCCAGAAGGCAATGAACGATTCAGGCTCTACAGGCTGCCCCCTTGGGGGTTTGGGGGTATTGTTTGTCTGCTTCTGCATCTGTATCTGCTTCTGCTTGTCATCTGAAAGCGTTACGTGAGCGTTATCAGGCGTTACGGGTAACGCTTCGTCACGCACGGTAACGCCTGTTTGCGCATCTTTCGGCTTGTTCTTGTCCCTGAACCGCTTAGCCCTCTCTGCAGCCTTCTCCTTGCGGTCTTCAAGGCTTGCGGCGTGCCTGTATTTGGCGTGATTCAGGATTTCCCACCCACCATCAATCTTGGCGATGCGTCGCCCGTCGTGGTCGGGCGTCCGGCTGTACTGGTCGGGCGCGGAAAGGGTGGCAATCGCTTCCTCCGCCTCACGCAAGGTGACCCCTGCGCGCTTGGCTAGGCCAGGAAGCGCGGCTTGCACCTCTCCATGCTGGTCTGCCATGGCAAGCATTGTCACCCACACAATCCGCGTCTGATGGCTTTCCTGCCACACGGAGGAGTCGAGGATCGAGTGGAATAGCTTGGTGTAGCTCATGCGGAAAACCCTCCAACCGCTTCAAGCCTTCCACCCTTTGCACTGTTACACGGAAGGCAAAGAACCTGGATATTGCTGATTTCGTCCAGACCTCCCTCAACAACAGGAATGATGTGGTCAAGGGTCAGCCTTCCTTTGGATCCGCAGTCAACGCAGACCGCCCCGCATCGCTCAAACACGGCACGCCTTACACCCTCGTTGGAGGTAAACCTGTTGGCGGCCTGTCGCCTTGCTTCGTAGGAGTTTGAGATCAACGCGTGAACCGAATCCTCCGATTCCGACATGTAAGCCTGAACCTGCGCGACAATCTCCGCCATCTCTTGCGCTCTTCTGCGCGCCTCGTCGAAATCCCTCAAAAGACCGAGGCAAAGCCTTCTCATGGCCGCAACCTCAAGCCGCAAGGCGTGCAACTTCTCGTATGCAACCGGAGTTTTGTTTTGAGCCATTGAACGGCACCGCTCCGCCAGCTTCTTTGTGTCCCCAACCGTCGTCCTGTATTCCAATGCAAGTCCGGTGTTGAGCTTGCCAGCGGATTGGAATGCATCATTAATGCATCTACCGCAATACGTCTCAACAACTGGCAATCCGCACTCCGCCAGCTTCGCCTTGGCTGTTGGCTTGATCCTCTTCGCGACGTTCTCAGAGCCGCACTTGAAGCATTTCGTTTTCATTTGATTTGAAGAATCCCGCCGCCGTGACGCCTGAGAAATCGCGGCCAAAAAGGCAGCGGGTGCCCGAAAACAGCACGCGATGGTTTACGCCACGGGGCGGGGAAAGTGTTCATTCTACAGTTTTCGTTGGTCTTCGCTCGGCTTCTCAGGACCTTGCGCTGACGTCGCGTTTCTATCTACGCGGGCGGAATGTGCAAACCGGAGTTTTCAAACCTCGCCCTCGGTCGACTTCGGCAGGAACTCGGCCATGTCGAACAGGGTTGGGCTGTACGCCTTCACCTGTGCCATCTCGCAGTAGCCCACGGAGCAGCGCCAGTATTCCTCATTCAACTCCACGCCGACGGCCTTACGGCCAAGGAGGATCGACTGATAGCCCACGGACCCGATGCCGTGAAACGGATCTAGAACCGTATCGCCAAGATTGGTGTACCGAATGACAAGCCGCTTGATGATGTCCAACTGGAGCGGGCAAACGTGCATCTCCTGATTCCGTCGCGACTGCTCCGAGTTAAGCGTCCTCATGCGCACGATGTCCGTCCAGATGTCCTTATTACGCGACACCGGAGGGAAGAGCATGAATGACGCGGGCAGCTTCCCGCAGTCCTCCATCGCCTTGCACACCTCGACATGCTCGTCGAATGAGTACCCGCCTTTCAGGCTATAGTCCTTCCAGATGCGGATGATGTCTTCGTGTGTCAAATGCTTGAGCGTGTCAGGATCCGGCAACCTGTTTCCGCTGCTACGCCATAGACCAGCGGCGTCCAGTTGCCAGTTTGCGCGGGTGTATTCGGTCTTAGGCTTGGTGACCGGCGTATCCGCGTAGGCGTTGCTCAGGTCGGATGGCAGCTTGCGGAATACCAAAACGTACTCAGGCATGCCCGCGCCCATCTTGGTGCCGTCCTTGGCGTTCTCGCTCCATCCTAGGCGGTACGTCTGATTGTTCTCCCGTACAACGTCCGTGTCGATTGTGATGCGAGCCAGAAGGACAAAGCCGTGTTTTGTGAACGCCGCCGTTGTCTTGTCGGAAAACGGATTGACAGTAGGCCCACCAAAGCCAGTCACGTTGCCAAACAGGATCCGGTCCTTGACGTGAATCGCGGCAATGCGCCCAGGGCGAAGCACGCGAAGCAGGTTTGGCACAAGGTGCCCCATCTGCTCAAAGAATGGATCGTCCCCGGTATTGTGCCCGAAGTCGTTGAAGCTCGGGCTGTACTCGTATTGATTGCCGAACGGGATGGACGTGCAAATCATGTCCACGGAGTTTTCCTCCATGGCCTCCATCTCCAGAACGCAATCGTTGCGCACGCATTTGAAATTGTCGCTCTTCACCTCGGCGCGCTCGCAGCCTAGGGTTCTGATAAGTTCCATGGTTGTGATGGTTGTAAGTTTGTTCTTTCGCAGGATTTCGGACATGCGCTCCATGAGTTCTTCATGGCGCGCCCATTTCTCTTTCAGGACTTCGGCAATCTGGGATTCAGAATCCAGATAGATGATGTGAATGTGAACGGTATTCTTCTGCTGGAAACGGTGGATGCGGTGAATGGCTTGGATGAAGTCGTTGAACTTGTACCCGACGCCTAGAAAGATGGCGTCAGAGCATGCGTGTTGAAAGTTGCAACCTGATCCGGCGATGATCGGCTTGGTTGCCAGGATGCGGTATTCGCCGCGACCGAATGACAAAATCAGGTCCTCCCGCTCTTCTAGGTCCTGACTCCCGTAAACCGTCTTGGCCTGCGGAATCAACTCCTCGATGGCTTCGCGCTCCGATTCCAAGTCATGCCACAAAAGCCAATGCTTGGCGTCATCGTGCCCATGGATGATCTGGGACGCCTTCTGGACTCGCAGGTCGATGGATTCCCGTTTGATCTCTGCGCCCGCCTTCAACCCTACGGCATCGTCGCGCAGAAGTTGAGCCTGCCCCCATGAGTCCACCTGACCCCATGCCTTCTTGTGGTCAACTTCCAGCTTGTGCCAATGCACCTGGATCTTTGGCAGGCTGTAGCCCACATCTGAATACCCAAGGTCCGACGGCTTCTGGATGAACACTGCCCACGACGCGAGCCAGAGCCAGAACTGGCGCTCCATGTGTGGGTAGAGCGTGAGGTTGTTCGCCTCTGAAGAGTCGCGTTGAAAGAACCGCGTCAACGCCTCGCCGGTGTCCATGATGCCAAGGAATCCGCCGTAGTGGATAAGTTCCTTGTATCGGTTTGGTGATGGCGTGGCTGTGAAGACAAAGCGGTACTTCACAGAGCGAAACAGGCTTAGGAAGCTCTGGTAAGTCTTCGTGCCAAACCCGCGCAACACGCTCGCTTCGTCCAGACCGGCGCCTGCGAACTGCGCCACGTCAATATCACCATCCCTGACGCGCTCGTAGTTGGTTATGAGGATCCGCGCTTGCGAAGCCTTCGCCTCTTCGTTGGTGCGGACGTATTCGATTTCCAGCCCCATCTTAGGGCCATCGCTTCGGGTGAACTCTTGACGCACGCCAAGAGGCGCAACGATCAGGTACCTCTGACCCGTTTTCTCTGTCACCCACTTGGCAATCTGTAGGTGCATGCGCGTCTTGCCCAACCCGAAGTTTGCGAAGATCGCCCTTCGCCCGCCTCGGCACGCCCACTCGCAGATGTCCCGCTGATGCGGGAACAAAGACTCATGCGCTGGTGTCGTCGGCTCAAAGCCTGTGCTCTCAGCCTGCGGAATCTTGCTTTTCAGGAACTCCAAATATCTCTCGCTCATATCTATTTCCCTCCTTCAAATCCCATGCTTCTCCTAATCCACCTGACGGAACCGCGACTCCTCCCAAGGAACTTCGCTACCTCCGTCACCGTTGCCCCTGCCCGAAACAGCCTTCCAGCCTTGCGCTTCTGGGCGTAGGGGATCTTCCGCAGCATCGCCTTTGGCGCGTTGCGGATGTAATAGCGCACGCTGCGCTCGTGATGCCCGACCATAACCGCAATCACGTCCGGCTTGTGGCCTTCGCGCGATAGCTGGCGGATCTTGGTGATTGTTTCATCCGTCAGCCTGACGCCTTGCTTGCCACGTCTAGGCGCCGACGTGTCCGGCTTGTGGATAAACTGCGCGAGGTATTCGCGGGATGGGAGGTCTTCTGGAAGAGTCACGCCACCCTCCTCTCGCCGCTGTACCGTATCCCAGCGCCTTTTTTGCGAAGCGAGGCGACAAGCCTTTCAGCCCCCCCGTTTAGCATGTCCGCCTTGAACGCGGCATCTTCCAAGTCCAGGCGCCTCACGGGTCCCGGCTTGCTGTTCTCGCCTGCTCGGCTTCGGTTGCGCTGACGGTTGCCAAGCTCCTGCCCGATGATGCGGGACGTGTGGTGAGGTTTGAGTTCCAGCTTCGCGGCAATGTCTTTGACGCGATGGCCTGCTTTCGCGAGGCGTGCGGCTTCCTTGCGGGTGGCGTTTGGTGTTCGGGGTCTCATGGGTTATTTCATGTAATCGGAGAATTCTTGAAGTCTTGCTTTGACTGTTCTTTCCAAGATCCGATCAGCCTCTCGATAAGCAGCCCACTTTCCCCCGTCTTTGGAGATTGTGATGTTTGACCTAGGAACGATCACCCACGGGATCCAGTAAGTCTCTCCGGTGTCTAGTTGATGAAGTGCAATGATGTCAGCCTGCGGAATCTTGCCGATGCGGTAAAACCACCCAGAACAGGGACCGTAGGTTGCGAACTTAGCCGCCTTAACGTCCACGCGCACAACCTCTGAAACAAGCAGGTCAAATGGAGATTTCACATCCATAGACCTTGTGACCACATAGCCCATAGCCTTGATCTTTTCGCAAACCTGACGCTCTCCGTCCCATCCAGTGTCAGAGTCTGATTGCTCACGCGAAAGCCCAAGCCGTTCGGCCCACGCAATAAATCCTCCCGTTCTGGTTATCTGGACAGAAAGCCCATTCTGCCCTGTTTCCTTCAGGAATGTTACGGTTGGCATTTTGCCGGTTGTCCGGTAGTTCTGCATGATGTGATCGGCAACCATCGCATCATTCCATTTTGTTCTTTTCACGGCTGTTTTCTTAAACCTTAAAACGCATTAGCGCAATGTTTGGTTTTAGAAAGGGATATCCGAATCCGGGTTTTCTGGCGGTTGCTCGGTTGCCTTGGTGAACTCCGCGGATGCGGGAGCCGTTGTTTGGGACATAACGCGAGGCTCTGACCGTTGCGCCGGCCTTTGCCCGTCATCCTTTCGCTTGCCGCTCACGTACTGCCACGAATCAACCGTGACCTTCGTGCGCTCTCGCTTCTGACCCGTCGCCTTATCGTCCCACTGCTGTTGCGTGAGCCTGCCTTGCACGAACACGCCACAACCCTTCTGCATCATCCTGGCGAACGTCTCCGCGCTCTTGCCCCAGATGATGAGGCCGACAAACGTAACCTCTTCGCGGTCCTCGCCCGCGTCGGTGCGCCACTTGCGATTGATCGCGATGGACGCTTCGACGACGGCTTGACCTCCGCTGGTGTGTCGCAGTTCCGGATCTCGCGTGAGGTTTCCGGCGAGTTGAACGCTGTTTAGATTCACGCCTCCACCTCCACTCCGCAGGGGAGCCATGTTTTTCCGCCGTCTGTCGAGTGCTCGAAATGCTCCGCTAGATACTCAACCGTCATGTTCCCGGATTGGCCAACATCAACATGAGTTGGCCACTTGATTCCAACGATGAGTTGCGCGTTGTTTGTGTGGATGCGTTTCACCAGTTTTCCGATATTGGCTCGCGCATCTTCAATTCCCCATGCACGCCACTTCTTCGCGGGCGGCTCTTGGGCAAGGCGGAACATAAACACGCGGTCGGTTCGAGTGAATATTTCCGGAGACCAGTAGCAATCTCCGCCTCCAATAGGCTTTACCAAACCCCACACGTCGCGGTTTGGCCCCATCGCATCCACCCTTTTCCCCTGCGCCCAAGCGAGCGCAGCCTCTTGTAATGATAGTTCGTTCATACAGTTTTCTTAAATCTCTTTTCCCACTTAGACGGAGCGCAAACGCCTCCACCTTTCAAAACCTGAATCTTCCCGCGCTTTTCAATCTTCGGCTTACGTCCGCCGAGGATGTCGTTTCCACGTTCTTGGATGTGTTGCCGTTCAATGCCGCTCGGGATGTCCACGCTGAACTCCAGCGGTTGCATTGGTTTCACAGGTTATTCCTCCTCGCATGCTCCAACAAAAGCAGCGCGTCCGCGGTCTTGAGCGTCACGTCCAAGTGCGGGAATAACTCGCACGCCAACGCCTTCAACCGTCGCTTCCACTGGTCGGACTTCTGCTTGTCGCGTGAGACGCTGAAAGTCTTCTGCCATGACTTCGGATGCACCCTGACGAGCGGGTAGCCAATGGCCGTGACGATGCCTTCAATGCGTCCCAGATTCTGGGCGAGGACGAAGGTCGTGGATTCAGGCCGCTTGCCGCCGCAATACTTCGGGACCTCTTCCAAGATGACCTTTGCCGCGCCGTATTCGCGAAGCATCACGTAAATGTCCACAAGGCTTTCCGGCATGTTGTGAAGGTGGACGCCTTCGCGATCTAGGACGGCGATTCCGCCGCCTTTGCCTGGGTCTACTGCGATCAATGTTTTCATTTCATTCCTCCCTGTTCCGTTTGCATGTTTCGGTAAATTCCCAGCCTTCAATCTCACACCACGTTGACCCGCATTCATAGTCGCGGAACGTCGCGGTTTCGGTGACTACCCACGCACCGCAGCGGCAGTGCTTTTCGGGTTTGGTGCATGTCATGGGGTGGCCTTTGCTTCCGCGACCGCCCTGCCAAACGTTAGCACGGCGTCATGGAGCGCGATGTGTTCGCATGCTGTTGGCGGCTCGTCCCAATGTACTCGGGAGTCGGCATGCATCTGCCGAATAGATATGCCGTCGTCGTTCTCGCAGTCCGGAGTCAGTGTGAACGGATCGGTTGCGCGCATAAGAGCGACGCCTGATGCAAGAGCCTCCTCCAACCTTGCCACCTTCGCCTTCAACTGCGCGATCTCGTTGTTGAAGCACCGATCAAAGCGGGTGGTTCTCCTGGCTGTGTTGACGGTTCCGCAGGTGTATTGGTTTAACCAGTCTTGGCGCTGCGGCGCGTTGCAGTGTGGGCAGATCATGGGGTGGCCTTTGCTTTGGTCCACGTGACAACCCTGTCCAGTGGCGCCCAAGTTGCCATGATATCCCCCGCCTCCTCCAACCGCTTCACCCGCTCCACAAGCGCGGCGTTGGCAGTGCGGATGGTGGTGAGTTCGCGCCATAGCGGTTCACGCTCGCTGCAGAACGCGCTTCTTCGCTCGTTGTGCTTAGATCCGCACTCAAACCAGATTCCGCCACCGCTATCCCTGATCTCTTCTGGAAGGCCGCAATGCGGGCACACCATTTTCGTGGCGTCGGGAATATGGTCGCTCATCGTCCACCCTCCGTAGCCTTGACTCGCTCCCTCAGCACCCTGTTGACCGTGCGCAGCGCGTTGATTTCGTTCGTCAACCTCGTCACCTCACCCCGCAAGCAGTCCTTTGTCTGATGCGCCCGGCTGTCCGGCTTGGACGCGATGACAAGCGTCTGGCAAGCGTAGGCGCTGCCGTATTTGTAGAGCGTCGTAAAACACTCCCCGCAGAATGGGCAGGGGTTCACGGTGCCACCTCCTTCACCCGCACCAACGAAGGCGCAGCCTGCTTCTCCTCGGTGCAGCCTGCAAGGATCGCTTCCATGCGAGCATCCAGCGCCTTCCCTTTCTCGCTGGTCACAACCTTTACCGCGTCGCACAGCTTGGTCTTGGCGACCGATACCACCGGCATGAACTGATCTTGCGTCCCGCCGAGTGCAACGAATCTGCCGAACACCTGCGCGGGGTCGGTGATGGACTCGCGGACGGCGCCCGGTTTGAGCGTCCACCCAGGCACTGACGCGGGGTCCGCCTCCAGCATCCGCTTTGCCTTCGCCTGCACCGCTTCAACCACGGCTTCGATGGCCGGTATCTGCGCAAGGAACTCCGCCATGCGCTCAGGGCTGATGGAGAGTTTGCGACCGTCGCGTGAGACCATCAGCAGCGCGTCAGTCGCCAGCTTCTGCGCTTCAGGGCAAACGCCTTTGGCGCGGCAATACTTGCACGCCTTGGCGCTTGGGATTCGTGGCGCGTCGGTTTTGTGGATCGCGTCGATAATGCCGGTGATCTCGGAGCGCGCCCTGTCCAAGTCGGTCGAGTCATAGGTGCAGGTCGACACCGGGCCTGCGAGCGGTTGAACGATGGCGACTGTGACCTCATCGGCCCAGTAGTTGTCCGAGACCAGAACGGCGAGAGCGCGGAGCTGCATGTTGCCGATGGCGTCCGTGACCTCTCCCCTGCCGGTCTTGTAATCGATCACCAGAGCGCGCTTTCCGCATGCGCTCAACGCAACCACGTCAGGCTTCCCGCTCCATCGCTCGCTGATATGCCACTCACGGTGCTCTCGGTAGATCACGGGGTGGTCTCCGATTGTGATAAGGATTTGGGCTTCAGCCTGCGCCTTGCACACCTCGGCAGTCCGCTCCTCGTCCTCCGTCAGCGGCGGGTTGACCGTCTCGCCGGCTAGCGCGGCGTGGATCCGGTTGCCGGAATCGGCATCGCTGGACGGTTGCTCTGGCTGACCTTGCTCTGCGGCGAATGAGCCCGCACAGAGCATGTACCGCTCCATGGAGGAGGCGGACGGGAGGTTTTTGCGTTCGTCGCTCACACCGCACCCCCTTCCGCCCACGCCTTGGCCTGCTTAATGAGCGCGGGCAGGTTGGGCATCAGCTTCTTCACGATCACCTCCTCGAGTTCCGCAAAACCGTCCGCCTTCACCTCAACCTTGCGGGCTTCGAGGATCCACGCCTTGAACTGGTCGAAGGTAATTCCGGCGTCGGTGAACCCGTCTCCGATCAACTGGCGCTTCCCGTCGAGTTCGGTGGCGGGCGCGGGGTGAGGCGCGGGTTGCGGATCCTGCGGCGGCGCAGGCTGCGGGTCGCCTTCGCCCTGCGGATCCTGGCCGTCTCCTTCGCCTGGGTCCGGGTCAGGCGGCGCGCCTTGGACCTGTGCGGGCGCGTTCGGCGGCGTGAACAGCGGATTGCGCGGGGTCACGTCGATCGGCGCCTTGATGTCGTCGTGCTCGTCGTCCTTCTCGACCGCGTCGCGGAACTCAGGTGAGAGCGGCAACCACTTGGACAACCGGCGGAACACCGTCTTCTTCGCCATCTCCACGGGATCCGTTGCCCAAGGCCCTTCGTTCGGGGACTTGGACCTGGCGCGGATCGCCTCCACCTCGTCAACCGACATCACGTCCGCCTTCACCGTGCCATCCTTAAAGCGGCAGATGGCATAGAACGCGTAGGCTGCTCCGCGGTCCTCTCGGAAGTTGATCTTGTGCGTCTTGATCTCGCCAAGGTCGTACTCGAAAACGTCGTTCTCGCGGACAACGTCGGCGTGAATGTTGGAGACCAGCCCAGACCTCATGGCGAGTTCCGCCAGCCCCTTGTAGTCAATGATGAGGGTCGCCGTGACCGTGCCCTTCTTGCGGTCCTCAAATGGGATCAGGTGCGCTCTCCTGCCGTCCGGTTCGATCCCGAGAGCGGAGCAGTCGAGGAGGCATCGGGTCAGACTGTCCGCGGTGCAAAGCAGGAGTTTCGGTGTCTTCATGGTCGCCGTGAGGGCAACCCGGATCATCCTCTCTGCGGTCAGGTGCTTTGGCAGCACCTTGGCGATCTCAGCGCGGAATGCGGAGCCTTCGATCAGGCTCTTCACGTCCTTCCGTGCAGCTGCGGTTGTTGCTGGCACGTTCGCGCCCTGCGGTCTTGTCGTTGGTGTCTGTACTGGTGTCATGCGTGTCCTGTCGTTGTTCAGTGAATGCGCCGAACGGCGCGTGAAAGGTTCAGCGCGGCGGCGAGTCCCATGCCGCGCCTGCGGTTGAGGTTGAGCGGTGTCGAGTCCTCCGTCGGGATCCTAGCCCGGCTGATTCGGATGCCTGCGATGATACACGCGAAGGCGGTGATGATGAGGATGGTTGTCATTCAATCGCCTTTGGTTTCCTGCCTTCGATTTCTTGCGCTGGAAGTTTCCTGCGCATGAGTGCAAGCCGGGTTGCCATCTTCTCAGTCAGAGACTCGTGAATCCTTCTCTCCTCATCGGTGAGCAGGTCCAGTGGTGTAGATGTTCCAAGGATCACACCCTCGCGCATCGCGCTTGCCGCGACGTTGGCCATGCGTCGCATCTCGGCTTGGTTGGTTCCAGGCTGAGCGATGACGTAACCCGCGCCGTACTGACCGCGAGCCGTGAAGTTCATGCCTTTCCTGCGAAGAGCCTTCCGGATGTGGTGAATCGACATCGCGAACTGAAGGTCTTCCTCGGCCATTCCAAGGTACTCGGTCAGCTCCTTCGACGTGAACTGCGCGCCATAGGCCAGCCGTCTTTCGTTGGCCTCCAGCCAGCTTTTCCAGAGTGGAAGTTTGCGAGCGTCGCCAGTCACAGAACCTCCACGGTGAAACGGCCGAATTTTGGACGCCAATCGCCAAGGCCAATGATGCTTCCAGCCTCGGTTGCGGCGTCGATTACAGCCTGACGGTTCACGATCGACTCATCGAACTCCACGGTGCAGGTGAGGGTCCACCCTGTAGGGATCATCGGCCGGATGCGGATGATGCGGGAAAGCTGGACCTTGACCCCCTTTCGGAGCGTGTAAGCAGGATTGGCGAAAATCTCCTCCTTCGACTTCCCGACCATGCGGTGCCCCAAGGCGACCTCCGGCTCGGAGACGAACACGGCGGCGGCAAAGTCCTTCCCGAGTCGAGACTTCTTCGCACCTTCCTGAAGGCAGCGCTCGATGTTGTCGGACGGGATGACGATTCCGCCCGCCTCGCTAGACCAGTACAGCCCAGCCTCCCACTCCAGCCTGTCGCGCTCCGCGTAGTCGCTGGTCGTCATCTTCTTCGACCCCTTCGACGTGATGCGCTTGATGGCAATCGTGAACGGGTTCGTTGGGTCCGCCATCAGTCCGTTGTGCAGGACGAGTGGTCGGATTCCGGTCATTTTCAGCTTCAGTGTCTTCATGTTTTCTCTGTCATCCCTTCGACCGTTGCCCCGCGGTTTGCGGGTGCTTCTTGGTGCTTGGGAAAATGTCCGGGATTACCGTACCCGGTGACGTGTAGCTTTGCCGCACCTAGTCCGGCCGTGCCATGCTCTGCCCTGCCGCGGAAAATTGCCCCGCGTTTCGTGCGGGTAACGTTTCGCCTTGCCATGTCATGCCTGACCTCGCCGAGGCGCGCCCCGCCGCGCCATGGAAAATGTTCCCCGTTTCGTGGGGATGACGTATAGCCGCGCCAAACCGCACCTTGGCCAGCCGCGCAACGTCACGCCGAGCCGTGGAAAAATTGGTGTGTCGCATAGTCGGTCTGGAAAATGTGACCCGCGCCCGGAGCGTCCCCCCGGATAACCAGGCGCGGGTCGTTTTCACGGTCGGCGCAGCAAACAGGCTGCGTCGCCCGAGATTGGATCAGCGGCCCGCCCTTTGTGCATCCCTCCACGGTGCACCCCTGTCGAGCCGCTGAAATTGGAGCCGGCACCACCCTGCGCTACGCGGGCAGCGAATCCCGCGCTCAACCCATGACTGAGAAACGCCGTGTCTTTGGTGGTGCCGGCAAAATTCATTTGGTCCTCCGTGCAAGCTCTTCGCGCAGCTTGGTGTTTTCGGCGTGAAGATGGGCGCACATTTTAACAGCGCTCTCCGCACCCTCGCGCCATCGCTCGCGGCTGCGCCAGAGTTCGGCGGCGATTGCGGAGGCGGAGAGGGTTCCGATGATTCCAACGCACCATACGGTGAGGATGTGATCGTTCATCGCCCACCCTCCGACAGCATCCGCGCCACGCGGAATTGGTTGGCCGACTCGAACAGGTCAGAGGCGACCGTGGACGGGTTGACGGCTCGCAGGGCAATGCGACGCCACCCGAGGGCGCGCCGTGCGGCCTTTGCCGCGGGTCCTGTGTAGAGGGGGATGTGCATGGGTGGATATTGTCGAAGTGTTGACGATTGGCAACGGGGAAATCAAAGGCTCGCGTCACTCCAGCACGGTTCCACGCCCTCGTCGTCAGGCCCGAAATACTTACCGGTGCAGGCGTTGAAATACGCCTCGACCGTGCGGCCTTCGCTGTCGCAGTGGTTGCCCTTGCTGTCGCGCCATCCAGTGGGGGTCACGGCCACCTCCGGCGTGCCGTCGTTATCGCGCACTGTCAGGTTTTCGCGTTGAGCGAGGCGGACGGCGTCGTTTCCGGTGATCTTGTAGGTCTTGCTCATGGTGTTCTTTCGTTCTGCGTTTCGTTGACGTGATGACAATGCATCAAACTGTTCCCATCTGGCAACGCCTATTTTTCACAGACCACCGCAACCGCTCGCAATGCAACGGCTTCCAGCGCGAAAAGAATTTTGGCACTTGGCGAACGCTCCCCGTTCAGGATGCGGGAAACCGTGCTTTTCGCGACACCCGCCCTGCGCGCCACTTCGTTCTGCCCGAGCTTCGTTCGCTTCATCGCCCGCTTGATCGCGGCAATCCGCTTGTCCAGTTCTGCCATGCGCGGACGTTGCCACGGGGAAACACTGTTGACAAGCGGGAACAGGGCGGCAACCTTGCGCCGTCCTTCCGCGCAGAAAGCCGAGCCTAGCCATCACCCAGGGTTGCCGCAGTGAATCGGCATTGAGTTGGCTCCCAGAAATAACGGTAATCGGCATCACGGCGCGGCGGGATCCACTTTCCATTTGACCTCCACCCCAATCCCGCCCAATGTCCGCGCCGTCGAAGGATCCAAGGATCCGCAGGTTTAGAACCCTGTTGTTGAACGTTGCAGCTACTTTGCCGCCTGAGTGCCTAACCGCACACCGTTACGTTCAAACGGGTTCTAATCAGGCGGCTTCTTCTTTCCCCAGACTGGTCCGAGGACGAAGCGGGATAATCAAGACGCGGCACCCTCTGACGAGAGCGCAAGCCGGGGCCACCCAAAGCGCAAAGGCTGGTGTCGAGATTGCTAGAGGCCGGGTGATGTGGTGGGTGATTTCTCCGTCGAGAGTCTGGCAAAGTGTGGATGCAGTCACGCAAGCCACATACCTAAGTGTCCGAAGCTGTTCCCAAAGGAACGGAGAGAAGACGAAGGGTGACGGCAGCGCGCTCTAGGCGTGGTGTCTTTACCCTTCGGAACCGAGCTGAAACCCAAGGAACAAAGGAAGAACCAAGATGAAACCTAAGAGCAACCAAGAGGCAAAGAGCCTTGAGAACCATTACCAAGTATGCCTTGTAACACTGAGCGACGGCCAAGTCGTCCAGTTCACAGGTCCAGCATTTGCAACTGAGGGCGACACGCGCACGATTCGCGGCATCGAGTTCACGGTTCCAAGACCGCTGCCTGATGGGAGCACGTTCGGAAAGATTGGAGGCGAGGCATGACCTGCGAGCACGTCCCAACCCACCCAATGGCACCGACAACGCGATGCCGGAAATGCGCGGAAGTCATTCGGCGCTCCTTGTGCCCGACGTGCAACGGATCGGGAGCGCGAGGGGATGAAGAGTGCGGCGAATGCCGCGGCACTGGAAAAGGCGCGTGGGTTTGCGTTACGACACCGGACAAGCCATGAAAACCTACTTCGGCATACCGCTTCCGATTGATCCTCCGTCCAGCATCGCAAAACTTGGACGCGTCATCCCAGGCGTCTGGCGTTGCGCCAACGGGCTTCACGCGGAAGTCCGCGATGCCTCTATCATCCACGCCGCGGGCGCATCCTCACGCTCCACAGAAATGCGATGGGACAAGTCCAGCGGCAGGTTGCTCGACGCCGTGGAAACCGGCTGGGATCTCAAGGAGTGGGTTGGGCATTTGCCACAGGGCACGCCATCCCCCACGTCCACGGCTCCACCCTCGCCGGATTGCACGGCCTCCCATTCCGCGGGTGGACGCATTTAGACCGCGCAGCGTGGAACCACTCGCACCCCTCGCATTGCGAGCGCGTAGGGGCGTTTCTGCGCGGTGGCGGGGTCACCTTTGCGCCGATGATCTTGCCGCGGAATGTGACGGGGCGTTTCACTCCTCCTCATCCTCAAACGGCACGCGCAGAATCAGCGTTGCCGTTACCCCAAGTTCGTCCGCAAGAACTGGCTGGTACGTGTCAGACACGATAAGCTGTTGCGTGCATTCCACTCCGCTGTAGACGGCTCCGTAAAGGATCGCTGTCCCAATGCTTGGAATCCTGAGCCGTCCAGTGTTCGGCAGGATCTCACACGTCACAGTGTTCGGACCGTAGGGCTCCAACTGCCACGCGCTGACGCCATCAATATCCCAGCCTTTGATGGTATTGCAAACAGTGCCATCTACATACGGAACGACGGTGTGACGCTCCCGCTGCTCCTGATACTGCCGGCGCCAAAGCGTTTCCGCGTTTGTGTTGAGCATGTCGCGCCATGTCTCGGGGATGGCCTCGATTGCGTCTGGATCCACGAGTTCAAACCTGTACTCGTCTTCATGGGTGACGTTCTCAACCTGGAACAATGGGCCAGCTCCGGACGCTGAACATACGTAGCCGACGCCCAAGGAATAGCCGAGAGTGTTGGACGCGTTCATTGTCGTGGCCGCCGCCCATGAGCCGGACATTGTAGCCGGAGAACGTCCTCCGCCATCGAATTGCGAACGCCACCCGCGACCGCCAGCGGAGGAGCAATCGGCAGCGGTTCCGTCTGCCCTTACGGCGTCCACGAAGCGTGTGTCGTTGGTTTCGTCGTATGGTTGCGTCTCAAATTGGAACGGCAGCGAAACCCTGACGCGGGTCAGCTTGTTGACCGCCTTCGCAAACTGATTCCACGTCTCGGCAGCAAGGCGCACGGTCGGGAGTGGCCCGTACCCGATAGGCGAATCCTCGCGCACGTCTTCGGGTCCGAGCGCGTCAGTCTCGACGGTCGGCATCGTGGTGATGCTGGTGCCTTGGAACGCGTCGAAGCAGAGGTTGGCGAACGTGTAATCGAAGACCGCGGTGACGCCAACAGTGCACCCGTAGTCTATGCTCGTTTGGCCGTCGACATAGCCCTCGCACATGGCGCGAATGTAGGTCTCCGCCTGTAACATCACGTCGTGACGGATCGGTGTGTCTGACCTGCTGGCCGTGTCGTTTCCGTCGTCGTAAGGCTTCGGCAATAGCTGAACGAGCCAGATGTGCGGGAAGCATGAGCCGTAGGGGTTGTCCGGCAGGCCCTGCACCGTTGAATTGTCCGCCGCATTCCCGGGCCCTGTGCGCTCGCAGTTCAGGGACGTGTCATCTTTCCACGCCAGGTATTCCCGGATGGCGTTTTCGTCGGTCCTGTAGTTCTGCGCCTCCGTCAGGAGTGCGGACAAGTCCCATGTGCCGATGTCGCGGTCTACGCTCGCAGGCGCGGTTTCGTGGTGATGGAAGCGCGTTTTGAACGTGATCTTGACCTGGGTTTCGCCGTCCACCGTGACGGTCTCCGCGGACTCGATTTCCAACGGAGGCTCGTAGATGCGACACGATTTGTAGAACTCATCTACGGCGGCGTCGTTCAGGTTCTTGGCGTAGCGGTAGCCGGTGGCGGCTTCCGGCGCGAGGAAGCTGTCCACGTCACTCGGGAAGTTTGCGTTGAAGTGCCGCTTGAGTTCCGCACTGGTAGACGTTGACGCGTAGAACGCGCAACGGTCCGAGGTTGACCAGTATTCCGCGTAACCCTCCTGTGACCAGAAAGAGGTTGGCGAAGGGTGATAGGCCGCAAAGCGCGCAAAAGCGCACCATTCGTTGGTGTAGCCTTGGCGCGGCGCTTCGTGCTCGATCTCGTCACGGATGCCCTTGAGCACGTCGCACTCAGGCAGGCCGACGATGCTTTGATAGAACGGGCTGACGTACAGCACCGATTTGCCGTCCACAACGGCGTAGCCCTTGACCTGTGACGGGTGCAGGCATCGGACGACGCGAGACAGCCGGCGGAACTTGTCAAAGACGGCGTTCGTGTCGATCTGCCGGTCTTCCATCGGCGGCAGTTCGTTGTCTCCGCCGAGTTTCGGGATGACTCCCAAGGTGCTGTACGCCTCCCAGATTTCGTTCGCGTTTGCGATGCTGCGTCCGCTGCCGTCTATGTCGGATGCGCTGTTAGCGCCGGCGAGGCGTAGGAGCGTCCATAGGTCATGTACGCCAGGGCGATAGGCGAACGTCTCGGCGAGTTCGTAGGACACCGTGACGCTCGCGCCTGACACGGACGAGACGGATACCTCGAGGTCCTCGGCGCCCTGCGTGAACATGGCTAGCGCGCTGCCGGCCTGACTTCCGATGGTAGCCTTGCCGACGACGACGCCCCCGCTGGTAAACGTGACGGTTGCGGGAACGATGGTCCCGGTGACGCGGACGATGGCGCACGAGAACCAACATCCGCTTTGCGCGAAGTGCGAGCCGATGACGCCAGAGACGGTTGGGCCGGAGCGGGAGCCCTGCGTGTACTGCGGGACGACCTCGTCGTTGATGGTGTAGCCGCGGGCGGGTGCGAGGTAGTAGGGACGCGTCAGGAATGACGCAATGTCGAAGGCCTTCCCAAGCCACCGAGGACCGCCCTTGTTCTCGCCTTCAACCCGTGCCGTGTCGCCGCGGAACTCGCCAGCGAACGCGTTCAACACTCGCGGCAAGTGCTCGCTGTAAGTCTTCCGCAATGCCGCGCCTGATTCGTAAGGACCCTCAATCCATTTCGAGCGGTCGAAGTAGTAGAGCGCGCCGTCGTTCAACGTCACCCAGAACGCGAGCGGCGTTTGCCATATCCCGGCGATGTGGGTTGGTTCGTCGGGGCACGTTCCGTCGAAGACCTGCGTGGCCTCGGTCTCGACGTTGGTGAAAAAGATCTCAAAGTTCGGCGACGCGTCCGGGTCCAGGCAGTCGCCCAGGAACTCAGGCGTCGGCTGGAATCCTCCGTAGGCATTGCCGAAGATCGAGGTTCCGCCGTACACGATCCGGAACGCGTGGCGGGCAGCGTCGAACGTTGGCGAACTCCACTCTTCCGTCGACGGGTTGAACGCGCCCCGCTGCTGCTTCGCCAACTCCCACGCCTGCTCTGCGTCCGTCACCGTCGCCATCGGCACGTCGTAGGCGTCCACCTCGGCCGGGAACGTGCCTTTCCCGTGGACGTATAGCCCGAGCGGGTTGGACGTGGAGACGCCGCCGATGCTGCCGGCAAACGGCAGCGAAAGCGGCTCGTCGAGCATCTGTATCGAGTGGAAGAACTCGGCGTCTGTCTGACCCATGACGCGGAATTGCCGCGCCATGGCTAGGTAGTAGTACGCAACGCGCCAAGCCCCGTCCCCAAGTCCAGAGGTGAGGCGCGCACTCAGGCCATCGGCCAACCCTGCAAGCTGTGTGGACGTTACCGGGTCGCCGGGTTCAACCTCCGGAACTCGCGGGAACGAGATCACACTTCAGCAATCCAGAATTGAATCGGGGTTGCCGCTGTAGAGGAGGCCACGTAAAGCGTGCTGGATGGAACGCGAGTGAGAAAACAGGACTCACCGGAGGTCAGCTTGGACAGAACGTGAGAAGCGGGCGGCCCTCCGTTATCTTTGGAGACGGTCAAGGTTCCGCTTGCCCCGTTGTGCTTGATGACAAGATACACGTCACCCGCAACGTCCGCAGGAACGTCTAGCGCCTCGATTGCGTCGGCGGTCGTTGAAACAAACTGCGTAACGGTCGCCATATCTGCGCCCGTCATGTCGATCACGTCGGAAAGAGTTCCGGTCGCGATCGCTGCGCCGCCTTTGGCGACCTGCAAACTCATGCTAACCCTGATTTCATCTGCCATATGTTCTCCTTGTTTCTATCAGCCCCAACGCGGGGTTGAATCCGACTGTTTCGCCGTAACTCGCGGCTTCTGAAATGTTCCACGCGTCGTCCGTTGCGTGAGTGTGCCCGGTGTGCGGTTGGCCAAGAGCCGCCGCATGCGTGTATTGTCAACTCGCGGTTTCATAGAGCATGGTGCTGTATTCCTCTGCCCACCAGTATTCCACGCGATAGACCCAACGTCCGTCCGGTTGCTGGCTCGCGGACGGTGTTTTTTTCTGCCAGTAGCCGTCCGGCAGAGTTTGCCGCAGGTTTATCGGTATCGTCGTTTCAACAGACACCAACTGCGCGGAAGTGAAGATCTTGTTAGCGTTTGCGAACGAAGGCGCAATCGTCGTTCCAGCGGGCACGGTGATGGAGCGGCGGAGAACGTAGGCGGATGACGGAAAACTTTGAGTGCCCGCAGCTAGGTCGCTGACGATTAGGTCGAGGATGGCTTCATCGTTTGCGCTTAGTCCCGAGCTTGGACCGCCAGCAAACACTTCCGCAACTTCGTTTTTGAAATCAGACTCTTCGCCGCCCTCTCTAACATAGCGTTCAACGATGGCGCGCACGTTCGCCCGCTGCGTCAGGTTCAAGCTACCAAGCCACGCCTTTACCGCTGGGGCAATCCAGTAGTCCTTTTCCAGGTCGTTCCCATCCAGCTCCCACAGGTCATTCAGGATTGTGTCCGCCGTCGCGTCAGGCTCAACGGCGAGCGTTGTGACGATGGAATAAGGCGATTCCCCCAACGGCTCCACCTCGTAGGCGTAGCCATTCGCACGCAATGACGCCGTGAACGAAGCAACCGACGCGTTCAGGAGTTTGGTGCGCGGGTTCGTGACAAAGCCGCCACGAGGCGTCCAGCGCTGCGCTGGCTGTAGGCTGATGCTGTCGTATGTGCCCTGATGCTGTGCCATTAATCGTTATGGTATTGGATGGCGTCGCGGGTTTCACGCATCGCGGTCAGAAGCTGACGCATGCCCTGGGCGGTCTCGCGGGTGTTGGCCTCGATGTTCCGCAGCGCGCCAACCTCTGGGCGCCCACCGACGAAAAGACCGATGCGGGAAAGTGCGTCGCCTTGCGTGCCAAGGGAGATTGCTGAGGTTGCGGGGACGGTTGCCGCTGCGGCTGCGGGCGCGGTCGTGACACCTCGGCGTTTACGGAGAGCTTCTTGCAGGTCGGCGGGTTCTGTCTTCTCGCCTTCGGTGTCTTTCACTCCAAAGAACTCCGCATTGATCATCCCAAGCCTGCCAAGGAATCCGAGGTCCTTGCGCTCAAATGCGCGCTTGTTGATGTCCGCCATCTTGGACGGATTCAACATGGTGGCGAATGCGCCAAGGAATCGAAGCCCGCCCTCAATGACTGGAGCGGAAGCGGCCTTTGAATGTCGCGCAGCCTCCTCAAGCCCCGCGTTCACCTCGTCAATCTTCTGAATCTCCTCCTCTGAAATCAGCTTGATGGGACCCTGCTTCTGCAACTCGCCAACGATGTTTTTGAGGATGACGGCCTTGTTCCCGAGAAGCTCGAAAGCCGCCGCGTTCTTCTCGGTGCTTTTCGATGACTCCTCCGTTGCGCGCTGGAGGATGGAAAGCGCGGAGTCGCCAGGGTTGGCTCCTAACGCGGCAAACAGGCCGGCGGCCTTTGAATCGCCTGAAAGCGCTTCCGCCTTCTTGGCTTCGATCTTTTGCAGCGCCGTGGTGATAACACCAAACTTCACGCCGGTATCATTCGCAGCCTTCTGCAATCGCTGAACGTCATCGGTGCTGATTTCTAGCTGGTCCGAAAGGTCTTTGATCTCGTCAACAGACTGGCGAACGGAGCCGATGAAATTACCAACCGCAGACACGACAGCGCCCGCGGCAAACGCGCCCGCGATGCGTTTCGTCAACTCGTTGCCAATGCCAGCGAATTGCCGCTCGGTGTTCTTGGCCATGCCAGCAACAGCACGCTGAACGCCTGACGCGTCCGCCGTGAACTTGATCCCCATCCCTAGCATGAGAACTCCCCTTTCTTGGCGCGCTCCAGAAGCTCCGCGCCTTGCGCCTCCATGCGCTTCAACTCGTCATCCGTCACACCTTCGCTGATGGAGATATGGCCCTCCGCCTCCATGTAGGACAGGTAATCCCACATGGCTTGCAGGAAAGGCGTGTCATCCACGGACTGCGGCGAGTATCCCAGCTTTGAAATGAGGATGGTGCGAAGGTGCTGGGAAAACGGGGAGCCGATCGCCTCGCCGTCGCCGCTCTTGTGCTTGCTGTAGTACGCTGGGACCTGCGTTGACGCGTCCAAGTAATCGCGGATTGCCTCCACGGCGGCGGTGACCTCGATGGGGTTGGCTAGAAGTCGCCGCTTGCGGTTTGTCCAGAGCACAAGTGACCACGAAAGGAAGCGCGAGCATAACCACTCGTCCGCCTCCGACGCCGTCTTGAACCGGCACAACAGCGCAAAGAGGAGCGCCTGCGCACCGTCGCCAATCTCCGCAAGCTCCAACCGATCCAACAACCGCGCATGACCCACGGTAAACGTAGCCATGCGGATGCCGAGAACGCGGTAAACGTCCGGCAGCGTGAGGCGGCGATGGAGTTCGGCGGCGGTCAAGCAGTGATGACGGATCCCGCGGTGAATCCAGCGTTCTGCAATAGCGTCATTCGGATTGACGCCTTTTCGGTTGGAGCCGTGCTTCTGGTCGCTGACATAACTTCGTAAACGCCAGCAACCCCGCTGTCGGTCACAGCCCCAAAAAGTTCAGCCAGCGTGACGGCGGTGCCAATCGCAGGAAGACCAATCATGGCGTCGACAGCGTTGGCAATCGTTGTTCCAGACGGATACACGTCAAGCTCAACGGATTTGGTGAAGTTCCAGCGACTCCGGCCAATCACCTCTCCGGAAGTGCTGCGGTGCTCCATCATTTCAGACTCACGCGTGTAGGTCTGCCCGTTGATTCGGAGGATTTTACCAGTGGCCACCGTGATGTCAGTGGTTCCAATTCCCCACACGACGCCGATTCCTTGATGTTGAGGCATGTTACCTGTTCTCCAATCCCGCGCAGTAAAGGCGGATGCTAAGTTTGTTTACCCTCGCCCGATCATCAAAAGACGACTCAACGGTCCTGTCCGTTGTGCCCATGATCAGACATTCAAAAGTCTCCGACGTTGCCGCGTTTATTGCGTCCTGCAATTCGCTCGGCCGGTCGTACCAAAGCAACTCTTTCACCGTGTCCGTCTGGTCTTTTAGGAGCGTGTACGCGCCAGCATCTTCCGACGCGACAACCACGGAAACGGAGAGCGTAATGAACTCGTTTCCGGTTTCGTAATCCTCCTGCCCGTCTTCCGCCTCTACCATGATCAGCGGGAGAGTCTTCTCCTCGCCAGTCTCGCCACGCGTGAACCTGAGTTGCGTCTCGCCGCTGCTGACGTTGTAACCGCCGACCGTCAACGCGTCGACACTCCACCCGTTCGCCGTATAGGAGGCGATCAGATAGGCCAGAACCATTTTCTGGAGTTGCTCGGTAATCACGCGTTTTCCCTCTTCTTCGCGGCCTTGAATGCGGCCTCGATCTGCTTCTGGATGTTCCGCTGCCGGTTCTTCCATGCGCGCTCAACAATCCTTAACTCCCGCCCTGACGCCTGGATGAACGGCACGTTGTTTCGGACTTCTACCCCAAACCGATCTTGCGAGCCAGTTTCATGATAGGCCCCGGATGCGGCTCCTTTGGCTTTCTTGATCCAACGCGGAAGCGGCAGCTTGAGGGCGGACGCAGCTTTCACCCATCCGGATTTTGCGGAGCCGACGCGCTCCAGCTTTTCGACAAGCAACTGACGCAGTTCCGGATCTTCCGGCATTGCGCGCAGGTCGTTCAATCTTGGGTTGTAGCTCGGAAGAATGCCGTCGTGAAGGATGAACGGGTAGACCCCGCGAACCCTGCCGCGGCGATCTCTAGCCTTTTTCCATGTTGGACCGAGAACCGACAACTGAAGCCCGGAATTGCGGACATCCAGCTCTTTCATCAGGAGCGTGTTCGCCTCCGCTGTTTTTCCTGCCGAAACTAGCTTTGTGATGTTTTCCCCGAACCGACCTTGGCAAAGCGCCCTGATGCTGGACGCTTCCTTAAATACGTTTTTCCTATCCCTGTAAACCGCTTCCTTTCCAATCTCCAACTGCCTCGCGAACGGCTCCGTGATGGGCGCGTCACCGAATGGAGGCGTGAAGCGGATGGCGTCGCGGGTGAACAGCTTCGCCTGCCCGCGCAACGTCTCCTCCATGGTTTGCTTCATGATGCCGGACAGTTTGCGCACCTGACCAGACCAGTGCCCATGATCGACGTAAGCCTTGATCATCGGTCAACAGATTGGAGGATGAGCGTGACACCCGTGGAATCCATGCTGCGCTCGGTCACCCGATACAGGTTTCCGTCGCACGTTATCCGCTGGCCGATTGCTGGCATGCGGTAGCCGGTTTCTGTGTCTAGGCTTCCACCCTGTTCAAGGTCCAACTCTTCGCCGGATTCGGTGAGCAATGCAGTCCCGTCGAACTGAGCGCGAGGCGCGAATATGACGCCATCAAAGTCAGGCATGAGCCCGCCAACTTCAGGCTTGGTCGCATCCTTGTGACGGTCCAGAACGCCAACCAACTCCTCGGCGGGGTCTAGCCCGACAATGCGGAAGGTTGTCCCAAACTCGTCTAGAGCTTGGTCCTGGCCTTCCGCGATGAAGTCGTCAAATGCGCTCACGGCTTGCGGTCCAATTCAGCCTCAGCCTCTCGGCGGTATTCGTCGGCAGTCTTGCGCGTGATCGCGAACAGCTTTGCCCAATCTTCAGGCTTCGGCTGCGCGCCTCCAGTCATCCACTTCTGAAAGGTCTCCGCCACGTCCGGACCATAGCGCAACAGCAGCTCGGCAACGATGATAACAGTGCTCATTTCTGGAATTCCTTGGTGATCCTCAGGAGCGCGGCGGCGGCTTGCGATGCGTCCGGAGGAATCTGACCTGCACCCATCGCGGCAACCTCAACGCCGCTCATTGCGGCTTGATAACGCCCGTAAGCCTCACGCACTCGCCCGTCCTTGCGAATCAGGTCGGCCCGCCGGCTTCCTTGGTCAATGGGTGGCAGCGCAGCAACGCGTCGTTCCTCGGTGACTAGGTAGCGGTACCACTCGCGCATGGCGATGTCGACGGACTTGACGACGCCTTCGGTGGAGTTGAATGCGATCTGTTGAGGCGTCGACTTGCAGCCGGTGAACGCTGGCGCGAATGCCAGCATGAGAATCAGGAGGATGGTTTTCATTTCGTGCCCGCTTCCAGAAAGAGTTCGTCGACGTAATCAGAGGACCATCCAAGGATCTGCTGCATTGCAGCGATCAAGCTGGACGCTCGCGAAATGGTCGGCTTGTGACTCCATCGGTTGTTAGCAATCGTTCGTTGCGGCTCCGACAGATTCGCCAGCGCGGATTCGATGGATGCGGTGTGCCCTCGGATCATGCACACCTCACGGAGCGCCCACGTAGGAACTTCGGCGGGGACCTGTTCCGGCTCCGCCTCCGCCATCTTTGCCTCAACCTCCGCACGCGTTGGCATATGTGAGGAGTCTCGCCACACAAGCCCGTCGTATGTTCCGCCGCGGAGTTCCCAGATGGCTCCTGGCCTGAGTGCTAGAATTGCTGATTCGATGGTCATGGCCCGAGTTCCTCCACGAGAATTACAGCCGGGTCCGTTGTGCTGTAATAGCCGGACCCCCCAACAGACAGCATTCGGAACGTCACGGTGTTACGGTCTGTACCTGCCCGGAAGCTGATGGTCTGAGTACCAGAGAAAGAGTCGATGACAAAGACGACGGTGCAGAGTGCCGGGATCGAAGTTGCATTCTGGCTGACAAAAGACGTGGCGACCGCGCTCGGTCCCGATCCAACGAATAGCGCGCAGGATGCGTAATGCGCCCCGCTGCATGTGTGCCAGAACCGAACGGTGACCTTGAGTTTGCTGGATGTGTTCGTGGGCGTGACGCTGACGTTTATCAACTCCATCCCTTCCGTGATCTGAGGGATGGTGTCGTCCAGTGGAATGAGCGTTGTCCCGGCTACTGCGGTCGTCGTGGACGCTAACCACCAAGCGAGCAGCTTGCCACCTCCAGACGACACGGTTGCAGGAACCCACGCCGTTCCGTTCCATTGGGCTACTTGGTTCGTCGTCGCCCCGCTCTGCGTGAGGTTTGAGAGCGTGTGGGTGTGCGCGGCAGGCGTGAACGTGGACGGGATGTCCTCGATGTCCTCTAGGTAACTGATAGGGGCCGGAACCCAGTTGGTCCCGTCCCACTTGTAGTAGTTCCCGGTCGCGGCTCCGTTCTGCGCTAGCGTCGTCGCGTTGCCGCCTGCGGAAGCCGTTACAGGCCCAGTTAACGCTGCGCGTCGCAACTGACCGCCGTGAAACTCTAGCCCGCCGTCGACGCTGATTTCTTGGACATCGCCAGCGGTCCCGGTGTGCCGGCCGAGAAGTTTTGAAGCTCCGACCTCAAACAGCTTAGGCGCCGTGATTGCGCGTGCGTCTACGGTCCAGACGGTGCCACTACCGCTCACGGTGATGTCACCCTTGTCCCCGTCCGTAATGCCGGACCCGCCAACCGTCTGAGTCCCGATGACGCGCTCTACCTGAAGCTCAATAGCCGCGCCCACAGCCTGCGTCTCCGCAATGCCGTCGGCGATTACCAGCGTGCATTCGTAGACGTTCATGACATCGGGGAATTGAACACGGCGACGCGGAAAGTCTTCGTCTCAAACGGCAGGCTTCCCGACGTGGTAATGCGCCAGCTTGCGAAATGCGGGATGCTCGCCGTGAGTGTCGCGGTGTCGGTTCCGTCAGCCGTGAAAACCATGGTTGCGCTACCGTCAGTTTCGACCGTCAGGCTTCCGGGGTCGAACGTGAAAGCGAGCGTTCCATCTTCCTTCGTGATACGCCCGGACCCGGTGCTTGACGCCCATGAGATCAGGTCGTCAGCGGGCAGTGCAATGCGCATCTGGAATCCGCTGCCGCGGATGATTTCCAGCGTCGGGCACGCAAGCAGCGTGTCGCTGTTAGGGGTTGTTACTGTCGGCATTCTTGTCCTTCTTCAGGAAGATGGTTTCTCCGCCCGTCTTTCCCTGTCGAAACGCCTGATTCATCCACACAGCATTCCCGCCAGCAAGGAAGCCTTTGATGGCAACGGGCCCGCTCGGCGCCTCCAAAAGGCACGCAGCGGCGGCTCCGACTAGCGGCAACGCCAAGGGGATCGTCCAGTCTGGAATCTGCGGAACGGTCTTGAGCATTCGGCCAACCATGACGCAGACGCCGGCGATGCCTACGCCTTCGAGGATGTCGTTGTATTCGTTCACGCGACGGGCCCTCCCACACCTGGATCGCCGGCAATGGTGTCAGCCGGCCACATGCGCGGAATCTTGATTGTCGGCGGAAGAGTCCCCGGAGGAGGCGGAATCGGCGGAGGGCGCTGGATGCGGATGCGCTTCCCAAGACTGTCGGCGCGAGTCGCCTGCGACAGCGTGAGAGCGACGCCTCGGCACGTCATTTCACCAAACGCGCAAAGCTCTTCCCACTCTGCGTCCGTCAATGCCGTCAAGTTTTCACTCATGGTTATTCGGGCCAGCCTTCGACGTTTTGTTTACCGCTCTTGCGCTGCAATTCCCGGATCATGACACGGTGCTCTCGAAGCTCGACGGAGTGGCCATTGATGACGACCCTGTCCGCCTTCATTTCCTCGCGCAGTGCGTTGACCTGTAAAACTACAGCGTCGAACTTTTCAAGTCCCCTGTCCGCTTTCCCGTCCAGTCGAACGATGAAGACAAGCCCGGAAACTAGCGCCAGCAAGATGCCGCTAGAGATTGACAGCCGGAACCCATCGGATCGGATCATTGTGCCCATGGTAATTCAGTGCAGGTCAACCCAGGATCCGCCGCCCCTTATTTGACCTTTGGAGGTTTCGGTTTTGCTCATGTTCGATTACTCGGTTAAGGATCAGCAGTTGTATTCAACGTAACCCACGCCCCTCCAACCCGCGCCTTCACCCCGGCAGTTCCGTCGGTTTGGTAAATCATGAGGCCGTTTGCCGGGGTTGCAATCGCGTCACGTTGCGCCTTGGTCATTCGGGGTAGGAGGAACCCTTTCGTGGTGCTGTCCGCTTGAAGCACGGCGGAGGCGTCTGCCGCGCCACCAACAGACACGCTCCCAGTAAAGACAGGGCTCTCAAGAAACGCGAACGTCTTTCGCGCTGCACCCGTCGTGATCGTCGCGTAGTACGCATCTGTAAGGAACTCAACCGCCCCGGCAACCGGAACTGACAGCAATGTGCCGGAAGTGAACCGAAGCGGTGCCGAGCTTGCTGTTGCTGTGCCAGCCGGAAGATGGAGCCTTGCAGTTGGAGCGGTGATTCCTCCGAGCCCAAGGTTGCCGGTAAGGGCGGTGAGGTATGAATTTCCAAAGGCCGTCAGGAAATGTTGCAGCGAGGATGATCCGTCCGCTTTGTAGATTTGGAATCCACTGGAAGCGTTTGCGCTCGTAGTCGTGCTGCGGTAAAGCCGCATGTTGGCGGCACTTGCAGTTACAAGCGGAAAATCGACGTTCAGGATTGTCGCTGCGTCGCTCACGCCGACGTTCAACGCCGGGTTGTTTGGGTTGACTCCGCGCAGCGTAAGGTCGTTTAGAAATGACGTGCCCCCTGTGCGCAGAGTTGTCACCTTGAATAGCGGGTCATCGAGCACGGTTCCGCTGTCAACGCCCGGAATGTATGTGACTTGGCTTGTGCTTGCCGTGGTCTTGATGCTGTTTACAGCGCTTGTGATGCTGTTGTTGCTGACAAGGACGTGCTGTGCGTCGTCGAGGTAAATCGCGGACGTGGCGTTGCCGAGGCAGTTGAGATTGTTGTCGCTGATCGTTACGCCGATCCCAGTGGACAGGATCGAAACCATTGCGCTTACCCCACCTCCGCCGTATGCGGTGGTCATTTCGCACTGGTTTTTCATGATCTTCGCCCCAAGAGCACCTTTGATCGCGATAAACCTAGACGCGCCCGTGCAATTATTCTCTGAGAAATTGAAACAGGAAGCACCAGAGACGCCGTGCCAGTCAAGGATGTAGCTTGTGCTACCAATAAGCTGGAACGTGTTCCGGAGAATGTTGCACGAATCCCCTCCGCCGCTCGCGGTGGTGCCGATGCCTCCACCCAGGAAGTCATAGAACAGGTTCCCGATGATATTAACAAGTGCAACCCCGTTGACTGGAACGGTGTTGTTGAAATAGATGCCCCAGTACCCAGTATTAACGTGGCGGCAGGTGCATCGCTCAATGTTTACATTGGCAACATTGCCCTCAAATTGGATCCAATTTCCTCCCAATCGAGCGCCGGAGGTGCCCATCCATGAGGAAATGTCGTAGATCGAAGAGCGTCCCAAAACGCTTGTAAAATTGAGCAACGTCGCCCCGGCCGGGAATGATGCTGCCGGAGAAATGTCCGTCGTCCTGTTGAACGCCGATCCCTCTCCCTGAATCACCAGCGGCTTGTTGATTGTGATCGTGTTGGTTACAACGTATAGCCCAGCCGCAAAGTAAACAGTTCCACCAGAAGGAGCCGCCGCGATGGCGTTATTGATTGCTGCCAGATCGTCCGTGGCTCCGTCGCCCTTAGCTCCGAACTGGCGGACGTTGATGTCTCCAGCAGTCAAAAGCAGATACCTTCCAGCCCCAGCAGTCGGAGCGATAACCGTTCCCCCGTTGTCAACCGCAACCGACGTGGAATCGTAGACGTACGTTCCCTGGCCACCATCGTTCTCGGTGTAGTAGCCAGCGGTCACAATCAACTGACCATCTGACAGTTCAGCCACGTTCAACGCCTTTATTGCGGCGATGTTTGCCGCATTCAACGCCGAATCTTGGGTTGCGAACTCAACTGTACCTTCAACGGCGTCCGTCAGCTTCAATACTTGGCCGGCGGTTGCTGTTCCAGCGTAAACACCCGGCGTGATCACGTGCAGGTTGGTGATTGCGCGGATTGTCGTGTCTCCGCCGTCCAGATATGCGGACGCGACGCCGTAGAGATTGAGGGTGCTTGAATCCAGTGTGAGAGTGGCGATGTCTTCAAACTCTAGGTCGTTCGTTAGGTTGCCGTCGTACAGCAACTTGGCCGAAAGAACGTTCGTCCCGATGATGGTCGCTCGTGCGTTGATCTGCTCTTGGACGTTGCCGGTGGTGTTCGTCAGGTGCCATTGCTTGACCTGCGCAAAGCACGCGGCGGACAGAAGGAAGAGGATGATGAAGAAACGGATCATGCGCCCCATTCAGAGTTCGAGGTTCCCGACGTGTTCTTGTACCAGACGGTCGTACCGCTTGCGGAGGACTGGAAATAGATGGCCGGACCTGTCGCGGTCACGTTCCCGTTCGGTTCTGCGGTCCCGGAAGAAATTGCACGCGACCCGACAATCAGGTCCGCGATCTTGATGCGTTTTGTGACGCCTGCCGATACGTCCACGATGGGGATGTAATCGTTCGCCGGGTCAACTTGACCGGCGGTCATCAGCGTCAGCTTGCTTGTCTTTGTGCCCATGTTGAGAAGTGAGGCCGGCAGGGAAACCCATGAAACCTGCCGGCCCCGTGCGTTTGCGCTGTTAGGCGCGGAGCTTGATCGTCGCCGAAAGCGCGGTCTGGTCGCCGGTCGTGGCGCTCATTGCGATGTTGATTCGGACGTAGCGCCGCACGTAAGTCGGCAACACAACGACGCGCTCCAAGGCTGCCGTGGCATTCGACGCGCCCGTGAGGACGATGGTCGAAAGGCCGGTGATGGCGGCGAAGGCGGAGTTGTCCGCCGAGTCCTGGAACGTGACGGTGATGGTCTGCCCTGTCGCCGTGGTCGTGGCCGGGATGTTGAACAACAGATTCGTGTGCCGACTCACCCACTCAGGCGACGCCGTGAGAAGGTCAATGGAGCTGGAATTGTTGTTGGTGTTCTGCGCGGGAAGAGACCGCGTGATGGTCAGAAGAGCGTCTTCAACGGAATGAATCATGGTCGTTGTCTCCTTATTCGATGGTGTCGGTGTTCAGGATGGAATCCGTGACCACGATGGGGATGCCGTTGTAGTCCGGAACGCTGGTCGCAAACACGGGCGGCGTGCGACTGGTTGCCGATGGCGCAACGCCCGGCTGCGAGAAAATCGTCACCGGGCGGGAACGCGAAAGCTGCCCGTGCGACCGGCGAGACATGAAGAACGCGTCAGGCGTGAACCCAACCGGGAACTTCTCCAGCAACTGCGAAATGAGCGAGTCGCTGGCCGTCTTGCCGCTGTCGGCAGTCACGTTCAGGATTCGGCCCACGCTGTTGATGTTAATCCGCTGCATGCCGATGTAGGCAGTCAGCTCGGCAACGCGACCAGCGAACTTGCCGCCGGTCGTGGAGTTGGTCAGCTGCTGATCGCGGAACTCGGACAGCTCCAAGGTTTGGTTTGCGCCAAACACGAGGTGGATGTCCTGGATGCCGAACTTTACAGCGTAGATCGAAGACGCCGTGGTTGCGGTCGTGCCAGTCGCGTCCACGACAATCTCAGACGTTCCAGCGGCAGCAGTCTTTGGCGTGAACGCCTTCAGGCCGACGAAGCCCTTGGAATCGTAGGAGGTGCCGTAGAAGATTTGGCGGCCGATGTAGCGCATCGCGGCTTGGGCAATGCGGCTGGACTCGATGGACTCAAGGCTGGGGAGCCCGGAGCCCTGCGAAGCGCGCTCGACGGCGAGGTCGATTTCAACCGCGCCGCGGAAGATGCCGCACGTCACCATCTCCTTGCGGAGCGTGGTCTTGGTCAGCGCGGGACCGTCGTTGGCTGCGGTGAATCCGACAGTGGGATCACCCGAAGCGATGACGGCTTCGTAGTTAGTCCCGGCGATCACCCGAGACGGGAAGATCATGAGTTCCGGAGCGTACCGGAGATTCTCTTCAATGAGCCCGACGGCAACGTCGTTTTTCTGGAGTGCCGCGGCCTCAAGCATTGTATGAAGTGGCATGCTTGTCCTTTGTTAGTTGTTGCTGTTGCCAGCCTCGCGACGAGCGCGAAGCGCGGCCTCCACGCGGTCCAATCCGACCGCAGCGGGAGAGTGGTTGTTGTTGGCCTCGGCTCGCGCATTGTCGACCGGCTTGGTCTGACCCTGCGAAGCGAGGATCTCGGCAGCCTCCTTGGAAGCTGCGGTTTTGATTGCGGCGGCAATGGCGGCCTTGTAATCGGTCGCCTTGGCTTCGATACCGGCAGCGGCAACCAAAGCGGCGAGCTTGTCGCTTGCGTCCTTGGCTTGCGCTTCCGCGGCATTGCGAGCGTCATCGGCCTGCTTCACTCGCGCTTCAATGTGCGCGGAAATGAAGTCGGCCTTGTTCTCCTTTTCAGCGGCTTCGATAGCCGCATCAGTCACCCCAAGCGAGGCGACCGCGGAGGCGAGGAACTTCTCGCGCCCCGTCTCACTAACGCCCAGAAGGGCGAGTAGTTCCTTTTTCAAGTTGGTCCTTTGTTTATCGCCGGCCTGAATAGCCGCGAAAGCTGTTGGGGTCCGCTTATAGCGACCCTCTGAAATGGAAGCCTTGGCAACGGGAGCGTCGAAGACCTCGGTTGCGAAGCCGGCGGCAAGCGCGGCGTCGCCATCCATCCAGGTCTCCACGTCCATCATCTCGCGCAGCTCCTCCTCAGACTTGGAAGAAGAGCCCTTGTAGAGTTTCACAAGCGCGCTGGTGATGCCTTCGAGGATGTCAGCCTCCTTGCGCATGTCGTCCGCGCTTCCTTGGGTGTAGGACCAAGGGTTGTGAATCATCACAAACGCAGCCTTGGCCATCTTTCGCGCCTTGCCGGCGGCAAAGATCACGGAGGCGGCAGAGGCAGCGAGCCCATCGGTCACGGTCTCCACGTCCGGCAAACGCGACAGCATCGAGTGAATCGCGATGGCGTCGAATACGTTGCCGCCGGGGCTATTGATGCGAACCACGATCTTGCCGCTCAACGCCTGAATCGCGTTGTGGAACGTCTGCGCCGTCGTGCCCCAGAACCCGATTTCATCGTATATGAAAACCTCGTTTGGAGCGCCTTCTGTGGCGGCTGCGCGGATGTTGTAGAATTGGTTCAAGGTTGCTCCTCCTGTGTTTGCTGGATGGCTTCGGCTACGGCCTGCGCTGGATCCACCGGAGCGCCTCCTGGATTGATGATTGCCGTCAGCGGGACGCCCGTTTCATCGGCCACGCGTTGCGCCGTCAGGTAATCGCTAGCCCTTGCGCGGCAATGGCTTTCAACGTCTCCCCCGTCTTCGCCAACGATGTCGGAAAGCGTGCGGATTCCGACGTTGAAGTCCTCGCGGCGGTTCTGGCTATCGCGCCCGATGTCCACGGAGAACTTGGGCGGCGTGCTGAAATCCCAGTTCCACCAATCGTCTGCGAACGGGATGTAACCGCGACTTATGTAGACCGCGACAGCCCATTGCAGGAGCGTCATGGCCGGCTTGTGCATGACTGCGATGCGGTTGTCCACGGCGCGTTGAACCTGGCCAACCATGGAGCGCACGCTCGTGCCGTTGAGCTTGGACGCGTCCCATGCGAACTCATACGGGAGATCCATCCCAGCGAATGCTCCGCGGGTGATGTACTCCATGAAGTTCTGCCAAGCCTCGCCCGGCTTGTTGTTGTCGAGGCTGGTGATCTCGCCGGACGCCTTGATGTATCGGATCAGGCCGCGTGCGATGGTCTGCGTTTGCGGCTCCATGCTCGTGTTCCGGCTGCCTCCACCAAGGGCAGAAGCGGGAGCGCGTCCGGCGTCGTTCTTTTCGATGTAGGCGATGGAGGAGCGCGCCTTGATCCCGATCTTTTCAGCCTCTCTGGTCTCGCCCAAGTCGTACCAATCGAGCACGGCGCGAATCACGGACGGGATCCCACGGGCCTGCGAATGCCATTCAGGATCAAAGAAGTGAACAACATCAGAAGCTGGGTAGATGTTCCACTTGTGATTCGTGTAACGGTCCGCAGACGGCGGGAGAATGTTGTACCCAACCGGCTTCATGTCGTCGTCCATGATGACGCCGGCGGACACGAAGCGGCCTTCGTACCCCGCGGTCTCCGGAGTCTTTGGAACCGTCTGGACACCTGAATAGCCAAGCGTCGGACTGCCCACCCGGTGCGCCTCTAGCCACTGGATGCGCGGGGATCCTTCGGGCGTGATGCGTTTGATGGCAAACACGTCGCCGTCCCGATCCATGCAGAGCGATGCAAGACGCAGGCCCATGCGCCAGTCGTACACTCCGCCGCGCACGTCGCAGAGGTTGGCCCATCGCGCCAGAAGCGGCTTGGTAGAAGCGCGGAATCGGTCGTCTGCGCCGATGTAGAGCGGTGCCCATGCAGCCCCAACGACGTAGTTGGCGAGCTTCCGGACAGCGCCAGAAACCATCCCAGAGCCGCTGTAGATATACCGGCCGTCGGAGATCATCGCCGAGTGCCGATGCTGCTTAAGGAACTCCGTGGCGTCCTTGTTGAGCGTTGGACGCCAGCCACGTTGCCCGCTCTCCTGCGGGTCTGGATACAGCCCAGTCGAAGCGCCAAAGGATCCGCCGGCGGGCGGCATGAGATCCGCGGCGGACGCCATCACAACCCGATTACGTTTTGCGGCACGGCGGCTCATCGCGCAGCGTAAACGGTTGAGGTTGCGGTTGCTGTGACGCAGCTATCTACCTGCGCTTGGGCGTCTTGGATCTCCGCCTGCCACTCCTCCAAAGACCAACCGCGACCGTTGCCGTAGGAGAAAGAGCGTCCGTTGATAGACGCGGACTGGATCCCGCCCGGCCCGTGTGTGGCCTTCTTTACGGCGGCTTTGTACCGCTCAAGCTCTGTTTCAAGCTCGGCAGCTGTAAAGCCAAAGTAAGGTCCGTGTTGAACGGTTTGCGCCATCAGTTAGCGCCAACCATAACCGGAGCGTGCTGGATGCAAGTTATTTGTTGACGGCCTCGGCGTTCAAAAAGCCTGCCATGGTCGCCGCAAGGATCTGCATCGTCTCACAGTCGAAGTAGTGGTTGTCCGATTGGATCCGCTTCCATCGCCACTCGAAGCTCACGTTGTCCGCGCCGAAAACCTTCACCTTTGCTTCCGCTGCCATCTGCGCCTTGTACTCGTCGCCGCAATCTTCGGAAGCGGTCCACATAGGAAGGTCGTCGGGTCCTGTGGTAGATCGCAGGATTTCCATTCTGTCCTTCGCGGCATCCGCGACAAAGAACCACTGACGGACTCGCTTTGGAATGCCGTCGTATTTCTTCCCGGAGAACGGGTCGAGAAGCCGGCCCTCGTCGTGCATGTGCCACGTTCCGTCGTTATGCTTAAAGGCGTTTCGCTTGTAGGAGTTCACGCAGTGGAACCCGTATTGCGCGCAGATTTCGAGGACTTCGCTCGTGTGATATTTTGAGTCGAGGAACACGCGAGAATCTGCCGTCAGGACCAACTCACCAAACGGAAGCCGCTCCTCCATCCATTGGCCGTGAAGCACTCCGTTGTCAGCGCAGAACTGTTGGACCTCCTGACGCGTCAAAAGCTTCGCCCGCGCTACCAGTCGGGAGCGTCCATCTGCTGACCACTGGCGAACGATTCCCCAGAAGTGATTCCTTTGAACGTCGATGGTTGCGAATCGCCACGGGTTTCCGTTGGCGTCGATTGCCTCATCGGGCCACGGAGCGCCCAGGATGTACGGGCCAACTTCAATCGGCTTGTCCATGACGCGGGCCTGACGCGAGCTGTCGTAAGGCTGCATGGCGCGCTTGATGATGAACTCGCGCAGCAACTCGGAGTCGCCGTTGCGAAGCGCGTTTTGCGCCTGCAACCAAAGCGCGCACACTTGCCGCCAGTCGTCGGTTGCCAAGCTGTTGAAGCGATACCCAACAACCGAAGGGTTGGGCGTCGGGTTGCGCTGGATGTAGCCTGCGCCTCTTGCGCGGTCGTTCATCTTCCGCTGGATCTCTAGGCTCCAGTGAATCGGCACCTGGCAGCATGGAGGAATCATTCGGCAAGTCTGCGCGCTCGGCTCAACCTGATAACGTCCAGACTCGTCCGTGATGCGGTCCCACTCAAGGATCCTGTCCGACCAATCCGGCACGAAGACGGAGGAGCAATGTGGGCAAACCATTTGCCAGTCGTGACGTGTGGACGTTTCCCAGAGCACGTCCAGGTCATGGCCTTTGTCTGGCGCCGTCGTTGGAATCACGGCCTGACGCAGGAAGTCGAAGCTGTCGGCGCGCATCATGATTTCAGCGATGGCGCGAGGTTGGTACTGCCAAGCTTCGTCCATCACGATCTCGCGGGCGGACCTGGAATTGCGGTGCGCGACAACGTCAGCGGAGAGCATCTCAAGAGGCGCGTTGTGGAAGCGGAACATCATGTTTCGCCCGCGCTTGTCGGGGTCTGTGTAACGCGTCCACTGAACCGATGGCGTGGATTCAAGCAGCGGCTTCAACTTGGTGTCTGACACCGAACGCGCATCCGTCGCTGTCTTGCTGTACCAGAGTTGACGCCTCGGCTCGATGGCGAGATTGCGCAAAACCCGAAGCTGGGCGAGGAGCGTCTTGCCACGTTGCGGCGGCATCATGAGGATCGTTGTCTTGCCCATGCCGCTGTCCAGAGCCTCGGCTGGCTCGATCATCATCGGCCAATCCTCTCGGCGGAATGGTCGGCCATCGAGGGCGATGAAGCGCTCCGCGTGCGTCAGTGTGCCGGCCCAGCGTTTCATTCAACCATGCCTTCCATCGAAGACCTCAGAGCGCGCACCGCCCAATCTGGAAGCCCGTGCTCCACTTCGCTCGCTGCGGTTTGCTCGAAGGCTGACAGGTATGGACCGGCGACCATTGCGTCCGTCAGGATGGCGTGGATCTCCACGGGATCGGAAACGCCCTTCAACTTCCGCGTCACGTCGTCCGTGATGCGTTGCAACCCGTGAGCGGTGTTGATGGCAAGCCCGCGGCAAAGCCTCTCAAACTCGCTGCGCGGGATGCTGTCGTCCTCCGTGCGCCCCTGACGACGCAATTGCACCATGGCGTCATTACGCTGCTTGGCGAGGCTTCCGCGTTGCGATGCCAGCTCAAGGCCGATTTGCACGCCACCAGTGCGGAAGGCGTCCATGGCCAGCCGGTCAACCTGACGCAGCATCTCGTCTAGGTCGTCGATTTCCCCCTTGAGGTCGCGCTTGGGTTTTGGCGCGTCGTCCGCCACTTCTTCAGGCGCCTCCCATATTTCCGTCGCCTGCGCGTCCATCCATGCGGCAACGCGCCGAGGGTTCACGCGGGAGTTCTCGAAGCCATCGCCTCCGCGTTCCTTCACGGCCTTCAACCTCGCCTTGGGAATACCCATCACGGCGGCGGCTTGCGCCATGGAGCTGCACCACTCGGGCCACACGTCGCGTTCCGTGTGTCGCATGGCTGGATTTTCTGGGGTTGTGTTCAAAGGGCGTAGGAGCTTCGCCATATGCAGGCTTTTCCCGCCCAAAAAGATTCCTTACCGCGGTCTGGCGTGTGGAAATAGTGCATATGCAACGCAAACGCACGATTGCAATGCATTTCATCACCACTCCGCCCCATTACGCTTGACGCGTTCACGCTTTCCCCCCTTTTGAATCCCCGTCCCGAGTGTCAATGCCGTCTCCACCCCATGCCCATCGCTTTACTCGCGCTTTGGCCATGATCGCTCTGCATTCTTCAGGCGTAAGCTTGTGACTTAGCGCGTCAATCTCCTCTCGCGTGATTGGTTGCGGCTTCTGGATATGCCAAAGGCTAGGCGTCAATGTGCGCAAGGCCGTGTCTGTTCTTGCTTCGCTTCTTCTCATTCCAGTTCCTTCATCTTATCCCTTAGGATCTCCTGCTGCCGTTCGATGTCATCCAAAGCCTTCTGCGCTTCGTCTAGCGCGCTCTTGAGCCCATTGCGTGCTTTCGCTGCGGCATAATACGCCGAGTTCAGCATGCGCATAGCCTTCTCCATCTCTTCGTAAGCGTTCTTACCTTGATCATCGGTTCCCGCCTCAGAAAGCGCCTCGCGCAACTGCCTCTCTCCGTCGTCGTCGATGCACCACTTCAGATCTCGCAACCTGTCCACGATTTGATCAATGCTCACTCGCTCCTCCTTTTTCCCGTCGTTGACTTCCCAATCTTTGCCGGCCGTCGCTCCAGCGACCCCTCCCA